GAGCGAACATGGCAAAACTGATTTATAACGGACAAGAGATTGCCGATGTGACGTACACAAGCGGTGGCGGTGGTGGTTTACAGGACGTTCTTACGGATGGTATCGTATCCACAACTAGCAACTATGCTACGGCATACTTCGATGAAGCACCGACAGAGGACTATCTGACTATCACGTTCAAGTGTACGGGTGTCGAACAAGATAACGGTATCACATTTAAGACGAGTTCCCTTAGTTCGACAGAGACTACGTTCTCACTTGAGCTTAACACTATGGGAACGGGTAACGTAGTCGTATTCTTCGCTATCACGGATGACTATATTAGAACGTATAGTTACGCTGGTAACTTCGTAGAAATAACCGCTACTATCAAAGGATATAGCTTAACTTAAGGAAGGAGAGATACTATGCACATATTAAAGAGAACACAGGGCATAGACCTTAGAGCGAAGAATAGTGTGCTCCGAGGCGATGTGTGCTTTCAGCTTAAGGACGCATTGACGGGTAAGATCACACATGAGGAAAGAGGTCACAATATGTTGACCAACGGACTTAATTCCGCTCTTAACGGTTGCCCTTATCAGTTGAACAAAATGGATAGCGGCTACGGTTCAACAGCAGGTACTATGCTTAACGTAACACCCTTGTATAAGCAGTTGTTAGGCGGTGTTATTCTGTTTCCGCAGACACTTGGTAATGACCCTAACTTGCTGTTTCCCTCATTCGCTAACACACCCACAGGCTTCGCTTCACTTGAAGACTACACGCAGACGGATAGCAGACAGGGGACGTATGACGGAACTTCGAGCCGAATGGTTGCTAACGGATATAAGCACGTATTCGATTGGGGTTCTGCTTTCGGCAACGGTACGATTGCTTCACTTGGTCTGTCTACAAGGAAATGTCATAATTGGCTTAACAGCTTAGATACATCCTTTGTACCGTTCCTTAAGAATGATTCAATGAGTGGATTCGTTCGAGAGTTACCGTCCATTAATATGCGTATTCTTTCTGTCTCCGAGAAGGGAATGTTGATTGTTAATGCAACAGGTAGTTCTTCCGGTTGGAATAATATTTACTTCTTCAAGTTCTATAAGCCTTTTACCGTAAGCATCTTCGAGGACGTTAACAAGTATCTGACTAACACGTATATGATGTTAGATACAAGTAAGCCTTTTGGCGATGATTCAGACAACACAAAGTCTTCTCACGGTTATACGTGGAAGTTAGAGAACGCTATCGGTGGCGGTAGTGGCATCGACTATTCAGCTCAGATCATCGGTGACTACGTTTACCTTGTATACCATAGTGGTGGTACATTCACAGTTAAGAAGTTGAACATCGCAGACGGTTCTACTGCAAGTACAGATACATACACATTCAGTGGAGACTTCGGTACTGGCAGAGGTGTTCTGTACGGTGACTATATCTACTGCATTGCTAATGCTAACAATAAGATCATCAAGGCAGATATCACAGATACAAGTTCCGTTGATGAACTTACGGCAACAGGTGTTGTGGCTAATGGTCAGCTTCACTATGTTGGTACACAGTTCATCTATGCAGATACAGGTATCTTAGATGCAGAGGCAGATGTGTTTGAAGCATTTAACGGTAACTTCGGTGTGTGGAACAATCATTACAAATACCCCGTAGGTGACTTCGGTATGTGGCTTATGATGAATACTGCTTATTCATCCGAGAACTTATCTGCAACGATGAAGACTTGGGGTCTTATGACACATTATGACTTGCAGAGTGCCGTTACTAAGGATGCTTCTAAGCAGATGATTGTTTCTTATACAATTACACAAGTATGATTATGACAATAGAGGATATTATCATATTCTTCCTTGCCTTTGCGGTCTTGATGTTGACGATTGCCCTTATTGCGAGGACACCACATAACTGATATACTTGGGGTGCATAACCGAATATCCAATAGGAAGAAGGAAATTGACCTTATACGGTTGGTTTCCTTTTTCTTTTGGGGTATAATCACCTTATATTAAGGCTTACGAGGCTACGATACGAAAGGAGATTATTGATATGAAAGTAAATAACAAGACCTACGACATACTTAAGACTATCGCTCTTATAGCAACTCCCGTTCTTGCTTTTTTTGCTTCACTTGTATCTATATGGAATATCCCATACGGTGCACAGTTGACTGCTACATTCACAGCTATTGATACCTTGATTGGAGCTATAGTAGTAGCTCTGAATATTAAGTACAACAAGGAGCTTAAGAAGTGAACGTAGTAAGTATTATATCAGTCTGCTTTGGCGGTATATCCCTTGTAGTTTCCTTCATTCTCTTCGTTCGTACCCTAACGAGAGATAGCAAGGAGACACTTGAAGCACAGGCTACAAGGAATGACAAGATCAATGCTTCGCTATTGGAGCTTAACCTTATGAGCAAGAATATCAATTCTAATGTCACCGACATTAAGGCAGATGTTAAGGCTCTTAACACTAACGTCAACGAAGTGGAGAAGCGTGTTTCTCTTGTAGAGAAAGAACAAGAGACTATGTGGATTCGTATTGATGAATTAAAGGAGAAGACAAAGGTATGAGCGTTATTGAATCAGCAGTAAACTTTGCCGTTAACATCGCTAATGATGATTCTCACGGCTATTCACAGGATGCTAACAAGAGATTCGCAGGTACGGACTTCGACTGCAGCTCTCTTGTAATATCTGCTTACCGTCAGGCAGGACTTGACCTTAAGAGTACCTTTACGGGCAATATGTATAATGACTTCATTGCACATGGGTTTAAGGATGTTACCGGAGCCGTTAACGTAGGTAATGGTAGTGGTATTATAAGAGGTGACGTTCTGCTTCACGAGACTAGACATACTGCTATCTATATCGGCAACGGTCAGATAGTACACGCTTCTTCCTCAGAGAATGGCGGTAAGTATGGACAACCGGGAGATCAGACAGGCAGAGAAGTCTGCGTAAGGTCTTATTACAACTATCCTTGGCAGAAGGTATTAAGATACCAGGAAGAGAGTGCTGCAGAACCTATACAGAAGGGAGATATCACAGTTATGGTAGAGATCAGACAGTTACAGTACGGTAGCAAGGGTGCAGATGTAAGGAGCTTACAGACGCTTCTTAATGAGAAGGCCGCTTCAAGGCACTTAGTAGTTGACGGAGACTTCGGCAACAACACAAAGTCTGTTGTCATGGACTTTCAGAGGAAGAAGGGGCTTGCGGTTGACGGTATCGTAGGAAGAAATACTTGGAACGCACTTTTAAATACCTAATTGACAGAACGTCATGTATTACATATAATCTAGGTGAAAGGAGAATGTAATACATGAACAAGACAAGCGAAGCAAAGCTGAGAGCAAACCGGAAGTCTCAGAAGGTCAATTGTAAGACATACAGTTTGCAGTTGTGTTACAATACAGATCAGGATATCATTGACTTCCTGGATTCGTTGCCTAATAAGCAAGGCTATATCAAAGAGCTGATTAGAGCAGACTTAGAGGGGTGATCTTATGGATAAGGATGTAATTACTATACCTTTAGTTGCACTTCAAGACGCAATGTATGCGGCAGAACGTCAGAATAAGAGATTAATAGCAGTAATCATCATCCTTATACTTGCCCTTGTAGCATCAAATGCTTTTTGGGTCTACGAGTGGAATCAGTACGATTATGTGACGGATGATTATTCTATTGATGCCGAACAAGGCGGAGACTTTAATATTGTCGGAGCAGGAGATATAGAGTATGTCACAAACAGTACGGATACGCAGACGCAGGACTTCGAGAACGCACAGTAACGGGAGTTCCCGTGGCACTAGACGTAGGAGAAGATAATGCGTAGGAATAAGTTGCAGCTTGAAGATATAACCAATAAACAGATATCGGATGCTATTGATCTATGGATACATAGCGAACGTGACCGGATTATCCTAAAGCTCAAACTTATAGACGGATTAACTTATTCACAGATATGTGATAAGATATATACAGAACATAACATTGAACTAAGCGAACGGCAGTTATACAATATAGTATATAAGGCTGAGAGCACTTTATTTAAGCATATGTGACGAGTAGTCATATTTGATACCTTCATAGCAAAAGCACCTGTTTGTACCCCCTTTCAGGTGCTTTTACTTTGCATGAAAATTTCAGATTCATTTCATTCCAGGATAGTTTGTTATTTGCGAATATAAGAGCATGAAAGAGAGGTAACTTCATGCCCTATGATTAACATTAAAATTTGAAAGACGAATATCTCCAATAATAGCCTTGACATTGGTGGTGTCTGTTTATAGCGAGAGTAATCGTGCTTTTTCTTATCCCTAAAAGTTCACCTGCTATTCTTGCCGATCTATAAACAGCTATAACCTTCCCGTCATAAGTGAGCTGTTCGACTGGTTTGCTAACTGTATCTATTGCTCGTAATTTTGCAGTCCCATAAGCATTGTTATAAGCAGGAGTGCACCATTCGAGATTGTCTACACAGTTATTGAGCTTGTTTTCATCCTTATGATTTATTTGAGGAAGATTATCGGGGTTCGGAATAAATACAGTTGCAACAAGCCTATGCAAAAGTATTTTATGCCTACCTGCATTCCCATATAATGTAACCTCGGCATAACCGTGGTTTGCGATACTTGGGTTGAGTATATACTCGCTAGGGCATCCAAACTTAGTGGATTTGCGGAAACTTTTTACTCTTCCCAAATTGCTTACTTGGTATAACCCCTCGTAATTAGGTACGTCTTTCCATGTTTCTTTCATAGTAAACCTCGCGATTTATATACGTTTTGCGTACATAGAATACCATAAGAATCGAACAAAAGAAAGGAGATTATAATGTGGAGACCGTTTAACAACAACCCGTTTAACGGAAAAGTTGGCGACTGCTCCGTCAGAGCTGTTTCTGTAGCACTTAATAAAGATTGGGAAGATGCGTATATCAGTTTATGTGCAGAGGGATTATTTTACCATGATATGCCTAGTTCCAACTATGTGTGGGGTATGTATTTAAAAAACAACGGCTTCTTACAAAAGACAATACCTAATATTTGTCCCGATTGTATAACAGTATCTCAATTTGCAGAAGATAACCCCGAAGGTGTGTTTGTTTTAGCAACCCAAAACCATGTGGTAACAGTAATAAACGGAAATTACTACGACACTTGGGATTCGGGAAATGAAGTAGTTCTCTATTACTTTGAAAAGGAGATTTGACTATGCCTTATCCGAACTATTATTACCCTAATATGTATCAACCCGTAGCACAGCCTACAATGCAGCAGAATAACGCTCAAACTTCCAATGTTCAATGGGTACAGGGTGAAGCATCTGCAAAGTCTTACCCGGTAGCACCTAACAATAGCGTACTGCTCATGGATAGCGAAGAATCCGTGTTCTACATCAAGAGTACAGATCAGAGTGGTATGCCTTTACCTCTTCGTATATTCGACTATTCGGAGAGAAAATCTCAAAATACCGAAGCAAATATCATAAATAGACCTAATGACTTTGTATCTCGGTCAGAATTTGATGCCTTTAAAGAGGATATATCAAAGATGATTAGTTCTAATACCGAGAAAAACAAGAAGATAAGCGAGGAAAAGTCAAATGTCTAATCCATTATTTCAGCAGTTGCAGGGCAACGTCCCGATGAATCCGATGATGCAACAGCTTATGAACTTCCGTAAGACCTTTACAGGTAATCCTCAACAGGCAGTTCAGAACATGATAAGTAGCGGACGTATCAGTCAAGAGCAGGTTAATCAATTAGCACAACAGGCTAATGATCTATACAGACAACTGAAAAATTTCATGTGATTTTTTCGAGTTAGGGGATAAAAACATACGTTAACGTACAATTTACACCCTTATTTTGCGAGTTTTTCTCCAAATTAGGGGGTTAAAATATACATTTCGTATATTTTTCGGTAACGAGTTAACTTACTCATTTATTGAGTTAACTTAGTCATTTTAACTCGAATGAGTGAATTAAAGTTTAGACTTATAAATTCTAGGATAGGAAGGAGTGGTCAATAAATCTTCTAAGTTACATTCCCCTTTATGCTTTATTGCAGAGTTATACCGCTTGTAGAGAAGTTTGTCGCTCATACCTAATTCTCTTGACCATTCGGAAATCGTCTTCTTTACCCCGTCATGTTCGACAAAGACGTTAAAACTTCTATTGCGTTGCTGTTCTGCATGAGTAATCCAACGGCAATTACTAGGGCAATAAATACCGTTACTGTCAATTCTATCAATAGTGAGTTCGTCAGAATAGCCGTTAGATTTAGACCATAACTCAAACGCAGGGAAATCGTGCAACCATTCATCACATACGGTAATGCCTTTGCCCCCGTAATATTTGTAGTCTTTAGCATTGGGATTGTAACAACGTTTTTTCATACCGCACCAAGTACGGTAGAGCCTATTGTTTCTTAACATAATATTACCTGCCTTTCGGTAAATAGCCTTATTAGATATAAGCGGAAACCGTTAAGGCATACGGCTTTCGGTAGCTAACCTATCCGCTAAGCCTATTATACATTATTCGACATAAATGTGCACAGTTTATGTATAGAAATTAAGACTTACGAAAGGAGTGATTAAATTGAGTCTTACAACAAATGAAATGTCTCCTGCGGATATTTACGCAGTAACAGGTGGCGGTAACAACGGCAACTGCTTCGGAGACCAGTCGGGGTGGTGGATTATACTACTCTTCCTTTGCCTCGGTGGTTGGGGTAACGGCTTCGGTGGCAATGGGGGTAATGGATTTGTACCTAACTATCTCTACGCTACTAACACCGATGCCCTTATCAACAACAGATTTGATACGGCAAGTCTTGCAGGACAGCTTAGTGGAATACAGTCTGCTATTACTGACGGATTCGCTTCCGCAGAGGTAGCTTCCTGTAACCGTGCTATGGCTGATATGGAGAGATCATTCGCTTCACAGACAGCTATCACAGGTGGCTTGACAAACGTATCTTCACAGCTTGCTAACTGCTGTTGTGAGAACCGTCTTGCAAGTGCTGATTTGAAGTACACTATTGCTACGGAGAATTGTGCTGACAGACAGGCTCTTAATGAGGGTGTAAGAGATATTCTTGCTAATCAGACAGCAGGTATTCAGAGAATCCTTGACAAGCTTTGTGACCAGGAACTTCTCGCAGAGCGTAGAGAGAATGACCAGCTTCGTCAGCAGCTTAACATGGCTAATCTCCAGGCTTCGCAGGTTGCACAGACAGCAGAGCTTAGACAGAGCGGTGCTACACAGTTGAATCAGTTGGTTTCTGAATTAAGAAGTTGCCCGATTCCTGCACAGCCTGTTTACGGTTCTACCCCGATTTTCACTTGCAACAGCAATAGCGGTTGCGGTTGTAGCGGAAATACTTTCTTTAACTGATTGGGGGTGTAAATATGCCTGAATATGTAACAACAAGTGATGCGTTAGTTGCCGTAAACGGAACTATACCATTCAGTAGTGTTTCTATCCCTTGCAATAGCGGTAGTGTAGTTCCGCTTGCAATCGGGGTTCTTAATCTTAAAGGCAACACACCTAATAGGTTTGCAAGGTATGAAGTTTCCGTTAAGGGAAATATTCAGATACCCGAAGGTGGTGCGGTTACACCTATCGCATTGGGCATTACGGTCAACGGTGTAGTAGTTCCGGAAAGTGTAGCAATCTTTACACCACAGGCTGTTGAACAGTACGGCTTCATCAACACGTCAGCGATTATAACCGTTCCTTGCGGTTGTTGTGTATCGGTATCTGCTGTTTATACAGACGGTACGGTAGATGACCCTGCTACTACACCTACACCTTCAATCACGGTTAGACGTAATGCGTCTATTACCGTTGAAAGAATAGCCTAACGAAAGGAGATCACTACAATGGGTAAAGCTATGCACGAACTTAGAGAAATGCTTAACGAAGAGTTAGAGCATATTACTAAGTCAGGAGAACTCAATGCCTCAAAGTTGGATTTTGTAGACAAGCTAACACACAGCATTAAGTCTATTGATACTATCCTTGCTATGCAGGAATATTCAGATGATGACGAGTATTCGTATAATGACGGATATTCCAATGCAAGAGGCAGAAGAGGCAACGTTAAGCGTGACAGCATGGGCAGATATGCCCGTGAAGGTCGTGGCGGTAACTATTCAAACCGTTACAGTCGTGGTTATAGTCGTAGAGATTATAGCCGTGATGACGGTGCAAGAGAAGACGTTATTCAGAAGTTGCAGGAACTTATGAATGATACTTCTGATATGAACGTCAGGAACGCTATTCAGAGAGCAATGGACGAGATGCAGTAAGAGGTATTTGTTATGCTTGATAAAACCGATTTGATTGAAGCGATAGGGCATTACGAAGATCACGTCAAAGATATTAAGGATTGTGAGGCACTTGCTTCCCTATACACAATTTATGACCATAAGTACAAAGCGAAAGATTCAGAGCCGATTTGCGAGTTGATAATCCAGGTTGATACTACGAGTAGATTTTTGTCGGCTATAAACGGGAAGCGGTCATGTGATGTATGGAGAGTGATTGATGATCTTATGTCATATCTTGAAGAAAGAGAACCTGTTTTATACGAGCAGACAATGAACAAAATATTGCATTGATGCTATACTATCAATGGTTTGGCGTTTGGAAAGGATAAGGGATTAAATTCTCTTATCCTTTTCTATTGACTATTAGATGTATTGTGGTAGAATGTAAATGTAACCGAGGGTTACAATTAAATTTAGAAGGAGAATCAAACATGGCAAACGAGAAGAAGAGCGTATTTGACGTACTTAACGACATTAATGTAAACGGTCACACAGAGAGCAAGAACGGTCTTACATACCTTTCCTGGGCGTGGGCATGGGCAGAGGTTAAGAAGGTATATCCCGATGCGGTATACGAGATCGAGAAGTTCAACGGTATTCCCTACGCATATGACCCTATTACCGGATTCATGGTATATACAAAGGTTACTATCGGTGAGGTAACACACGAGATGTGGCTTCCTGTTATGGATGCAACTAATCATGCTATGAAGGCAGAACCTTACGTTATCACTAACAAGTGGGGCAAAGAGACAAGGGTTGAAGCTGCTACTATGTTTGATGTAAATAAGACCATTATGCGTTGTCTTGTTAAGAACCTTGCAATGTTTGGTCTTGGTCTTTACATCTATGCAGGTGAGGATTTGCCCGAAGTAGAGACAGAGGAAGCACCTGCCGATAAACCTAAGAAGACTGCACCTAAGAAGGCTGAGACTAAGGCCGCAGAAGCACCTAAGAAGCCTAAGTTCCCTAATCGTAATGAGTTCCTTAAGTATTGCGATAAGGAAAAACTCGATGTTGCAGCTTTATGTGCTGAGTTAGGTCTTACGGGAGATTCTAAGGATGAAGCATTTATTGAGGCTTTGAATAAGGCAAAGGAGAAGGTTGCAGAAAGAGATAAGGCTACTAAGACTGTTGAGGCTGAGGAAGCACAGGCAATCGCAGAAGAGGCAGACGTTATCACAGAAGCAGATCAGATTGGTCTTCCTTTTGAGATTTGAGGTAGCTTATGAAGTGGATAAAAGTACAAACGCAGATCATAAACGGACTTACGGTACATGAGTTCAAGTGTCCTGTATGCAAGCATAAGGAAACAGTACACTACATATCTAAGTTACCCGATGCTTGTTATGTATGCGAGACAGAACTAGAGAAGGAGATTGATTATGCAGGATAGCGTAAAGCAGGATAGACACCTCTTTATTGGTGGAAGTGACATTCCCTGTATCATGGGTATATCCCCCTTCAAGACTAGGTGGCAGTTGTTGCAGGAGAAAGCTCAGATCGTACAACCCGAAGAGGTAGACAACGTTTACACTCGTTACGGTAACGATATCGAACCTGCTATCAGAGACTATATCAATGAGACTATCGGTAAGATAGAAGGTAAGGTCTTCGTAGAAGGTAAGCACGTTGAAGAAGGTGAGATCATTGGCTTTAGAAGTCATACTGACGGAGAGTGCGAAGACGAGATTCTTGAAGTCAAGTCTACCGGTTCCGATAACATCCATGAGGACTTAGATGCTTATGGTTTGTACTTAGTCCAGGAGCTTTGGTATATGCACAGGACTAAGAAGCAGTTTGGTACGCTTGCGGTCTATGAACGCCCCGAAGACTTCTCATTGGATTTTGACCCCGATAGGCTTCATGTATTCCGCTTCGATATAGATGACTACGAAGGTCTTGTAGAGAAGATTGATACTGAGGTTGGTAGGTTTATCGTAGACCTTACAAGGCTTAAGAAAAACCCCTTCCTGGAAGAACAGGACTTCATACCCCCGGAGCTTATCGAGATATCCGACAAGATAGCCTTATTGGAAACTAAACTTGCTGAGATGAAGGTAATCGAGAAGCAGGTTGAAGGATTTAAGGCTACATTGAAGAAGGAAATGCAAGAGCATCACGTCAAGAATTGGAGAACCCCTACGGGTATCAGTATCACTCTTGTAGACGATGCACCTAATGAGGTAACTGAGGAAGATGAACTTAATATTGAGCAGATCAAGAAAGACCTTCCGGAATTGTTCAAGTCAGAAGCAGAAGGCGGTTACATGAGAAGAGTGCAGAAGACTAAGAAGGGAAGGAAGGGATACGTTCTTATCACTTTACCGAAGGAGAAGTAAGCATGGATATCTATGATACTAATGAGTACATAGTAAAGGTAATGAAGATTGAAGGATGCACCCGTGAAGAGGCTTTAAAGCTCATAGAAGAGTTCAGAAGGATAGATGCTCAGAAGGAAGAGATAAAGCAGTCAATGACTGACAGAGACTTGTTTAAAGCCTATCGCAAGAATTGGAGAGCTAATAAGAAGTGTATCTGCTGCGGAAGACAGGATGCAGATACGTTAAGCGGCCTTACGAGGTGCAGAAGATGCAAGAACTTACAGAAAGAGGCATACGAAAGGAGAAAGAGAGAAAATGCCACAAGCAGACAGAATACTTAAGTATATGAAGGAACATCCCGACAAGGGTATATCTCAGAGAGAGGCTATCTACTTAGGTTGCTATAGGCTATCTGCCAGGATACACGATATGAGAGCAGAAGGTCATCACATTGTAACTGATCTTATTAAGGTCAAGAGTACAGACGGTGCTACCGCTATGGTAGGCTATTACAGACTTATTAAGGAGAAGGAAGATGTTAGCACCGGAAGTGATAAGTAATCTCAAGATGCACCTTGCTTGTATTCAGAGGCAGCATACCCCTGAGTGCAAGCGAGAGTGTGATAAGTGCGATGTATGTCTTAGGAAGAACGCTACAATGGAAACGCTAGAGACAGCGATTAAGGTTCTCGAATACGTAGAGCAGAAAAGGGCAGAAAGAAAGAATGAAGAAGGATAAGTACGCAATAGTTAAAGGCAAGGCATTAGCTTTGATAAGGGAATTTGTAACGGTATATCCCGACTATGATATACATGATCTTAACGCCAGGATATCACACGAAGTAATATTTGCATCTAGGTCTGTTTTCAAGGATAATGATTATAGTAGGCAGAAAACACAGGCTATATGCTTTGAGATTAAGGAGATGATAACAGGTGTCAAGTGTTGTATATCAGACAGTAATCCCTATCGAGCCGAGATCAAAGAAGAATAATGTGCAGATTGCATTTAATCCGAGAACGCACAGACCCTTTGTCACACAGAGTAAGACTTACAAGCAGTTCGAGAAGGATTGCGGATACTATCTGAAACACAAACCCCCTGCACCTATCAATTACCCCGTAAACGTTCAATGTATCTTCTATCGCAGTACAAGGCGTGTATTCGATGCTAGTAACGGCATTGCGGCCATAGACGATATACTTGTTAAGTACGGCATAATAGAAGACGATAAGTTTGAGATTGTCGCAGGGCATGACGGTACAAGAGTTAGGATTGACAAAGACAATCCTAGAATTGAGATTACCATAACAAGAATGGGAGAAGACGATTTATGAATAAAGTATGTTTGAGCGGAAACTCAGTCCAGGAGCTTGAGCTTAAGGAAACAAAGTCCGGAACTAAGTATGTCAAGTTTCGCATAGCAGTTAAAAGACCCTTCACTAAGGATGTATCTGACTTCTTTACATTGGTGATCTGGGGCGGTACGGCAGAATACCTTTGCAGAAACGTTACAAAGGGAACTACTGTATGTGCTTCCGGTTACCTTACCATTAATGAATGGGAAACAACTAACGGAGAGAAGAGAAGAGACTTAGAGATCAACTGCTCGGAGTGCGAAGTCATCTTTGCTAATAAGACTAAGGATAAGCAGAAGGCCGCAGAAAGCAATGCAGAAGCGGTTGCACCTGAGTTCGATGAAGATGACGTAGAGTTAGATGAAGATTTACCTTTTCTTTTGTGAGGTTGATTAAATGATGCAGGAAGTATGGGAAAAGATACATCCGTTCACAGAGTATTCTATTTCTAATCTAGGAAGAGTACGCAATGATGTTACAGGAACTATCCGCAAACCGCAGAAAGTAGGCAAAGAAAGCAAGAGTGGTAACTCTTATCTGTCGGTTGTCTTACATCATAAGCATTTTAAAATACACCGATTGGTAGCAGAAGCGTTTATTCCTAACCCCGAAGGTAAACCGCAAGTCAATCACATTGACGGTAACAAGGGGAATAATCGTGTTGATAACTTGGAGTGGTGTACTAATAGAGAGAATGCTCTTCACTCTTTTAAGACCAACAAAGAACGTATTGAGCACCATAGGCAAGCTAACCAACGTTGTTGTAGGAAGGTGATGCGAGTTGAAGACGGTAAGATTTACAACAGTCTCAAAGAAGCAGGAGCAGATAATAACTGCTCCGATGCCAATATCACAAATGCTTGTAAAAGCCACGGGAAAGCCACCGTAAAGGGATACCATTGGGAATATGTATCGTGATGTCTTTTCGATTTATAACACAGTTCGAGTTGTAATGTGATATAATGCTCTTATAAGGAGCGTCTAAGCATGAAAAGAATGAGAATACATTATAGTGACTACGTTAAGCACATGATGTACTGCTACATTACTAAGGCAGAAAGCCAGGATACAATCACTTGTAACAATAACAAGTGTGTTGAGAACGTATTGAACGGTATGTCTGAGATTGAAAAGGATATTCTTTTCAAGATTTACTCGCATAGGGTTACCGCAGAAGGTATTGAGAAGGTTGCAGCAGAAACCGGTATGATGATTGAATCCCTTTACGGTATCGCTAGAGTATTTGAAAAGAAGGTAGCCAAAGAAAGAGGTTTGATCTAATGGGTAGAGGCGGTATTAGAAAGGGCGGTATTACTGACCCTTATGTAAACTTGGAACCGGGTGATAACTCGAAGTTCCTTCTTACTGCATTAGCAGTTAAGGATATAGGTAAGACAAAGGTTGATCTTACTTCCGCAGAAGCGGTAACAGAAAGAATAACTAAGTATTTCACTTTAATGACAGAACGTGACCAAAAGCCTACAATGACAGGTCTTGCAATGGCTTTAGGATACGATGCCAGGAGAATACGAGAGATTTATCACAATCAGCCTATAGGCGGTCTTAACGGCAAGCAAGCGAAGTTCTACGGGCATACTACTAACCCTACGCCTGAGAACGTTCGAGAGATAGTTATACAAGCGGTAGATATAATGACTACTCTTTGGGAAGACTATATGCAGAACGGTAAGATCAATCCGGCAAGTGGTATCTTCTTAGGTAAGAACTTCTACGGTATGAGAGATGAAGTTGAGCACGTTGTAACTGCTCAGAACAATCCATTGGATGATTATTCTGCCTCAGATATCGCAGAAAGGTACGGAATTAAGGATAAGAATAATAACGGCAAGTAACTGACATATTTATTTCCTTCTAAGCAAAAAACCCTGGACGTAACAGTCCAGGGTTTTGTCATGGTTCGCAGAAGGGGGTATTAGAATAATTCTGCGAAGGTGCTAAAGATTGACTTCTTCTTAGGAGCCGGAGTTGCCTTTGGAGCTTCCGTTCTGATCGTGGGTGCAATGAAGGCTTTAATCTCTTCCAGGGGGTGATATTCTACGGGTGCTTCCTGTGGGTGCATATAATCAGGGTGTGCGATGATACAATGACCGTAACGCTCAGGGAAGTGGGCAGCGTCAGAAATACCGATAATGTTTCTCGATTCTTGTTCAGTACTTGTGCGAAGGGCAATCTTACAATCGCAGTTAACCTTATACAAAGGGGTGATAACATCGTTTGTAGGTCTTTGAGTGCAAGCTATTAAGAAAATGTTGGCCGCTCTGCCTAATGTGGCAAGCTCTGCAAGTAAAGGGTTGTTTACTGCAAGGTCCGGTCTTACCGTCTTAGAGAACTGTGCAAGCTCATCTATAATAATATATATCGGAGCTTCGTTTGACTTTACAATCTCTTCTTGCTGCATACGGGTGTATCTGTTGTGCATAAGATTAACAGCATACTTTAACGACTGATTAATACTTGTGGTATCATCCCCGTACATAATAGTGTGGCATGACTTCCTATAAGGTGCAAGTTCTACTTTCTTAGGGTCAATCAGTATCAGTCCGCTATGATCTATGGTTAAGATATAGCACAGAAGGCTATTAAGAAGAACTGACTTACCGCTGCCCGTACATCCTGCAATGAGGATATGAACGTTTGAAGTAACTACTTTTTCTACATAACTATAAAACTGCATTGTCTTTTCCTTCCTTAGTTGTAAACTGTCTCGATATCATCAATGAAGGCTTGTGCAGCTTCGAGAGTGTCAAACACTAAGTCTTCGCCTTCGAAGAATACTGTAATAAGGTTCTTGTAAGTTGTTGTATCTATCTCATAATCTTTGTATGTCATCATGGTCAATCCCCCTTACTTCTTACTGTTATAAGATACTACGGCAGCGATGATACTCGATATATCATCTATACAATCGTCTATCCGGTTTTGCAGAAGGTTATCAATCTTAATGTCATTAACGCCTTCTTCTTCGCAGAAGGCAGAAAGTACTTCAAGTACAACTTCGTCTATACGTTCTCTTACGTCTTCTTTGTAGATCATCAGTAATACCCCCTTTACAGTTTGTCAATCACTTTGTTAAGCTCTTCAATCTCGCAGATAAGTCCATAAATGATATCATACGGATTGTTCATAAGTTTCTTTATTACATCTACCTTTGTCGGTGCTTCTTCTCTGTCTTCGTCAAAATCGTTGAGAAGATACTCTTCAATCTGCTTATATTCGCAAAAGCCGATATCATCCAAAGAAGGCTCAGAAAGTCCGTCAAAGTATCCATTGAATATAAGGTTTCTGATCTGCTCTAAAGAGTATTGTGTTGTAGTGCCAAAACTGTAATACATATTTGCATTGCCTACATACCTTACATAGTATTCAAAGAGATTGTTTTCTTCATTATACATCTCGATAACATCTAAACGTGCTACATGGAATACGTTCAAAATCTTCATGTTGTGATTAACCTTCATAATTAATACCCCCTTCTTATACTGTAGGAACTTCGAGAAGATAAGTCCCGTTCTTCTTATACGCTTCATTCCAGGATTCTGCTATTGTTTCCGCTTCCTTCTTTGTGCTGCAGATATTAGCATGAAGTGCTGTTGGATACTGACGGAGCACAGAAAGAAGGTTATTGGCTTGTGGTATCCGGACTACGGAAGCATAATAGCGGTGTGGTCTGTTTACCTTGGTTGCTGCCGTGATAATCTCTTCGTTGTAGTCCTCAGTAATTACGATATAGTTGTATCCGTTAAGCATGATTGTTTCCCCCTTTTAAAGCTCGATTGTTTCTTCGTAGTAGCAATAACCATTATCAGTTACGCCCGTATTGATGAAAATATGTGTAGGCTCAATTGTGTTGTCTGAGCGTTCGATATATCCTACGGTGCACGGGATTGTATAGCCATTCTCGATAATCTCTGCACTTCTCAGAAAGTCTACAAGTCCGTGATTGACCTTCTTCAATTCGCCTACGTTCGTTAACTCATAATCTCTTCTTGATGTTTTGATTGTTGTTATCATAGTATAATCCCCCTTTTACAGTGTATATCCCCTTAGATAAATTCGATATCGGTGTATGTATCCTTTGAAATACGGTTTACGGCTTCAAGAATCCCTGCTTTTGTATAATCCAGGTTCATGTCATGTATACTATGCTCAAGATCAAGATTCCTATAGGATAAAGGATATCCGTATTCGGTCATAACATCATATTGAGTATCAACGTGAAGTGCATTTGGGTTTACAAGCTCCCTTATAGGGTGCTTTAAAATGCGCCCTGTTATCTTGTGGGTTGTTCTGTATGCGTAACGTTCCCAATGAGTAAATTCGAGAACGTACTTCCTTCCGTCCTTCCCTTCAATGCTCATATCGTAGCAGCCTACACGGAAGTTACCGATATCAGAAACTTCCTGAAGGTGTCTAGGATCATTGTTAGAGAAGTTACAGCCTCTTTTCTCAAGTCTTAATGTCTTCATAGTGATATCTTCCTTTCAATTAATACCAATTAACCTTATTAAGTTCTACTTCACGGATGATAATATCATCGTTACGGCTTCTTATCTCTTCGCTTGTAGGCTTACACCCGTTAATTGCTTTATAGGCTTTGTTATATTCCTTAACAAGTGCTTTGCGTGCTTCGTCTTCGGTATTAGTGAATACTTCGAGACTATAACCAAAACGATCTAATGTAGCGTAAATCATAGCTTATACCCCCTTTAATAAATCTATTGCTTCACCGTAAATGATAGTAAAGTCAGTGTTGGTGATATCCTTCCTAGTTGCACAGCTCATAAGGATATCAAGTATCTGATAACGGCTTGTGCATTGCCTCATAGATTTAATAATAAAGTCCTTCATAGTAAAACCCCCTTTGCTATGTTGTTATGATAATGATACTACATATAATAGATGTATGCAATACCTTTTTGCAATTAGTTGTAAAATGCTTAAATTCCAGGGTGTGCAGCTTCATTGCAGAAGGGTGCAGAAGGGTAAAAACCGGTTGATGATTTTTCGCAGAAGGGCCGCAGAAGGGGTTTTATACCCTTAAAACCGGACCTTCTCAGGATACCCCCCTGAAAACTTTTTACGATTTGCCTCAAAGTGGATTCTGCTGCACTCTTACGGGCGTTTCTGATCTTGATAACATTCGTTTGTTTTGCGGGTGCATAGTTTCCGCTATTGTGGGCGTGGTATCCCTTCACGCCTTCACGCCCTTCAAATTTTACGGTGTAACGGTAAAGTGTTATTGATACCGTCTGACCGCCTACAATAGCCTTTAAACGGCTTGCAAGCTCAATTATGATATCGGTATCATATGAACTATTGCAAAGGGGTTTAAAACGCATTTTAACGGCTTGCGTATTTTGGTGCATAGTTTACCCCTTTCAATACATCCGAGATATCAATATACAGCTGTACTTGTGCAATAGTCCACAAGTGACAATTGTGATATATCTTTTCGGCTTGTTCTGTCGTCTTCCCTTGCTTCAATAAAGCGAAGTAAAGACGACTTGCAATAATACCCCTTGCTTCAAGTGGTAAGTCTTTAACGTGCATATAAAACCCCCCTTTAAACCCCGAAAAGCCTATAAATAGGCGGTTTCCGGATTTTGACATAGTTCAATTTTTAGGGGGTTATTGAAGATCATATAACCCCCTATATGGAATTTGAACTAATAATCAAGAGGTATAACCTAAAGGCTATACCCCTTTGTTATCAATTCAAGTTAGTTTGGAGTATTCGAGTAATATCTAATTGCATTATTAAAGCGCCTCATAATAAAAACCCCCTTCAAACTATCTCAATATTGTAATACAAAACAGTTCCGCTTATTTCTTCAATAGCAAGGAATATTTGTCTTAATTCGAACTGTAACGACTCTTTTGATATCGTTTCGCGTTCTACATGGTATTCCTTATAGCTTCCCTTGTAGTCAACTACATACTTGTACTTTGTTGTGTCTGTCATAGTGTTTTACCTTCTTTCTAATATCCTTCTCTTTGTGGATATCTTAAAGGGTATCAAGTAACTTGATACCCTTCGAGATACCTACAAGTTAACTTCTTTCTGTATACATTGTCTCAAAGTCTGCATACCCTAACATTTCTGCTATATAGTCGGTATCGAACCACAAAAAATCGTTGAACTCTGTTTCTGTCATACCTTCGGGATAGCACTCTTCAACAAAAGAAATAATCATTTCAATTTCATCGTCTGTCAGTAAATCGAGAGTGTTACAAGCTCCGCTCCAAGCGTTTTGTCTTACTTCCCAAGCGTTACAAACTTCCTTTTTAATAGTCATAGTGAAATACCTTCTTTCATAAAGTCTACTATTCAGTAGCTATTATCATTATACATCTATTACATGATATTACAAGCCCTATTTATGAGATAATTTCACATTATCGAGTAAATAGGGGTACACCAAACGGTAGTGCGGTAGTAAGTTTCTGCATACTTTCTGATCTAGTTTCCTATTATTATAATATGCTTATTAGGTATCAATTCCGGAAATACACTGTTTTCAGGCGTTTCGGGATTCGGGATATAGGTTACTTGTTCACCTAATTAGCTGTGCCCTAAAGGTAGTACCCGTGGGGGACCAGGGGGCAGCACGGGGAACCAGTAACCTTCGTCTCTAAAGAAAAACCGTAAAAAGGCTTATTTCTAGGCTTTCTGAGGAAACCGCAGTAACTTGCGGACGGTTACTGATCTGATATGGTACCGGAAGTGAGTGCAATAACTGTATTTGGATTAGTAGGAAGTAGGGGAATTAAGGATAGAGAAGAAGGTGTTCAAAGGGAAGGGGGTGAGGAAGTAACTTACAGTCTGAGAGAAGCCGAGGGAGAGAATGACAAACTCTGCGAACGGGAAGTGGAAGTGTAGCCGAGAAGGCAGAGTTTCCCCTTGCCCTTAAAAAACAAGAGGAAAACGAAGAAAAAGAGTGAATGTAATGTTACGATTTTAACTTACAGTCCTCGATTGCCTTCGGTATGTCAAATGATGATCTAACTGATAGGTGTAGTGGCAGGATGTGTCTTTCCTGCCCTTTCCGACAATGTGCATCCATGCCGGTAGAGTTAATGAAGAACTCACCACCTAAAACCCCGTACTGCACTTTGATGTTCACAATTCCAACCATGCCCCTAGCATTTCTGCCTAGCATGACCTACTGATCTTTCACAGTCCGATGCCCGTTTTACTGCCCTGCTACAAACGTCTGATTGATTACAAACTGAATGGAGAGCGAAGTGTCGTTCTAATCCCACTTCTGACTGAGGCGGTGCGGTAATCATGGCCGCTCCTGGTAACCCCGTGTACATTTTCTTCCGTCTAAGCTGTACAATACTCTTGGTTTATTTGTTATAGATGCTTTCAATCGTCTCAAGCACCCCGGCAGTAAGATCAAGTGTATGACGTTGGAAAATCACCGAATGTGAAGTGTTGGTGCTGATCTGCTGCCTGATATTAGGTTGTCTGTAGTGTTACTCGCTACGTGCTATTCACCAATAGCCTATAGTAGTTTTCATACTACGCACCTATATTATACTACTGTCACTGTCTACAATATATGCACATATTTTGTCATTGATATGAAAAATATCAGAAATTTGCTAATGTAACTATTTTGTCCAATATCACATAAATGTAACTTTTTTGTTTATGCAAATAATTTGTCATAGTATTCAGAAATATTAAAAATTTGCTAAAAGGCATTTTTATTGCAAAATGGTATTGCAATGTCATGTATTAGTGGTATGATAGAGACGTAGGCTGATAGAGCCGAGAAAGGTATTAAATATGAATAGTACAGTATTTGCAGTAGCAGTAATTAGTGCAGTTATCGGTGGTGTTATTGGAGTTATCCTTCATTACTTCGTTAGCAAGAGAAGTTTTGACGAGATCGCAGGTGCGTATATTGAGGCTTCTTTTGATTGTGACAGTAAGGATGAATTGATTGCCAAACTACAGGACGAGATCAATCACTTGCATCAGGCTATAGCTGTTCAGTCTTTGAAGAAGGTTCGTACCGGGATCATTGAAGATAAGGCTAATATTGAGTTCTTTAATGTTAATGATCTTCCCAAGCACTTCGATGAAGACATTGATTTTGGGGGTAAGTTCTAATGATGAAGTTTAAATGCCAAGATTGTCATGCCGTTTTCACCGAGGATGAAGCAGGAAGTGAGAGAGATTTCGTAGGCTATTACGGTAATCAGTCTGCTTATCAGTATTACATGGTTTGCCCCGAATGTGGCAGTGATTGCATAGACGATTACTACGAGAATGATGAAGACGAGGATTACGAAGATGAAGATTGATTTGAGCATTAAGGAAAGAGAGATCATTAAGAAAGCACTGACTATCAGAGTGCAGGAGCTTAGTCAGTTCTCAAGAGAGTGTGAGACTAAGGGACACAAGGAGTGCATGAGGCAGTTTGCTGAAATGGCTAACGATGCGGATGCAGTGTTAGAGAAGTTTTATGAATTAGATAAGGAGAAGTAATGAGGTTTATTGATTTTTTTGCCGGTATAGGCGGTGCAAGAAGAGGCATGGAGCTTGCAGGTCACACTTGTGTAGGGTTCTGCGAGTTTGACAGGTTCGCAGTCGCTTCCTACACTTCGATGCACCTTATTACCGAAGAACAGAGAGCATATCTTGCTACATTACCGCTGCAGAAGCGTCAGAAGGAGATTTTGAAGGATGAATACAGAAACGGTGAGTGGTACGCAAATGACATTCGAGATGTTAGGGGCAGAGATTTGCCCGTGGCTGAGTGTTGGCTCTTCGGAGCACCCTGCCAGGACTTCTCTATCGCAGGAAGCAGAGCAGGACTTGACGGTGACCGAAGCTCCCTCGTTAGAGAAATATTTAGGCTTGTCGGGGAAGTCAGGGAAGAAGATAGACCCGAATGGCTTATCTATGAGAACGTTAAAGGAATGTTGTCTTCAAACAGAGGACTTGACTTCGCTTTCATTCTCGCTGAATTGGATGAAAGGGGGTACGATGCGGAATGGCGTATATTCAACAGTAAAGACTACGGAGTGCCTCAGAACCGAGAAAGGGTGTACCTTGTCGGACATTCTCGAAACAAAGGCAGATGCAAAGTATTTCCTTTCGAAGTATCAGATAGAGAAGATAGTCTTCAAGTAAAGCAGATAGGAAACAGATACTCAGAGCACCGGCACAATCATATACCCTTAAGTTTTGAGGATTGTGCCGGTATAGCACCCACATTAGACAGTATGGAAGGCGGTGGCCGCAATCCCCACATAGCTCAGTTCGTTGATCTTACCACTAAGAACGCTGAACTTACCGACAACGCAAGATGCCTTAAGGCTCGATACGATGCCGGTGTAACTAACCGGGGGGGGGACAACTCAGGGGTCGCAATATTTGTGCAAGATCAATCGAAGGGAGTGCAGACAGATGAATGAACGAAGCTGCTAACTGCATTATGGCAAGAGATTATAAGGGTCTTGGTAATCAAGATATGAACGGAGTTGCCGTATACCCGGTAAAAGTATCTACTACTGAGGTTGTACCGTTGCCCAAAGATGCAGTAGCAAGTACATTGCTTGCCAGAGATTATAAAGGAGTTGATACATACGGTATTAACGGTGCAGGCGTGAAGATACCTATACGAGAAGCAGTAAAGAGCGGTTATACAGAGGCAGAGTACGGAGATGCTATAAACCTGTGTGCCGCCGGGTACTGGACCCGGCGTGGCCGCATTGGTAAGGGGGTGGCTCAGACATTGGATACAGGATGTAATCAAGGCGTATTGGTAAACGTAGACGAGGATACTCAGGTATATGCGGTATGGCATGAGAGATCACAGAGCTACATTGCTATAAGGAAGTTAACGCCCAGGGAGTGTTTCAGACTTCAAGGTTGGACGGATGAATACTTCGATAAGGCCGCTTTCGTAAACTCAGATACTCAGTTGTATAAGGAAGCCGGAAACGGGATTACAGTAACAGTAGTTGAAGCGATAGCAAATATGATTAACGAGGTGAAGTATGAACTTGAAGAAATATGAGTGTACGCAATGCGGTGGCAATATCAATCCTGCTACCATGACTTGCGAGTATTGCGGTTCTAAGTTTAAGAGGGATGCAGACGATAGACCAATATTCATTTCTAAGTTTGACCCTAAAATGGATGTTCTTAAGGCACAGGTTATCATCCCCAATGAGACAGTCTATTACATGGGTGCTAAAGAAGCATCGCAGGTGGCTATGAATCAGTTGGTAGATAAGATCACCGAGAGCATTACTCAATATTTGGATATTCTTGTAGAGACTGATCTTATGCACAATACGAGGATTCTAAGCGGTAAGCTGCGAATTATAAGACCGGATACAAGGTTCTACAATGACCCCAACATGATAGTGGAAGACCATTTTAGCGAAAGAAGGTAACTGATATGAAGATATGGGAGATTGACCCTTTAACGTTTGGCAAGGACGTAAGAGAGATGCGAACAAGGAAGAGACTTACAAGGCAGGAGCTTGCTGATAAGATTCACAACGCTTCGGTAGGTCAGGTACAGAGGTGGGAAGACGGAGATGTTCTACCCAATATCGCAGTCCTTATCGAGATATGTAAGGTGTTCGGCATTGACGAGGTTCGTATTAACATGAGTGAGAGGTGGTACAGATGACTATTATCGAATTGCGTAGGGAGCATATGAAAGAGTTAAAGGAATTGATGCTTAAGAATGAAGAGGCTGTTAAGAATAGGCTTAAGGAAATCCACTTGGACGGCTTAGTAAGAAGAAAGAGGGACGGCAAGGTAGGTAAGCTTTGGGTTTACAGGGATGTATGCAGAATAGAGATAAAGTTTCACCCGTTAAAGAAGGATGGAACGGTAAGTGTTAACGCAAGCGGATATAGCTTTGATATAGAGCGTGATTTTGAACCTTATAAGGAGAGTGGTACAGATGATAATTAAAAGATGCAATGTGTGTGGAGAGGATATTCGACACATAGGTTATTACGAATGTACTAGTATGACTAGTTGGGGTGAAGTATCTGAAAAGGATATTCACATCTGCGATATATGCGTAGGCAAACTGTATGATCTTATTCAAGACGAGAAGGAGAAGAATAATGACTAACGAAGAAGCAATCAATAGGCTACAGAAATGTATTCGTAATTTTCAATTCTTAAAAATGACTGGAATGGCTACGGATATTAAAGGAACAGATGAACGAATAGAAGCATACGAATTAGCTATCAAGGCACTTGAAAAGCTAGAGAAGTACGAGGAGAAGAAGGATGAAATACGATGGACTGATAAGGTAACACTTGACGCTGATGGTAACATCCGAGATTTTAACGGTAATATCTATGGAGCAGATAAGAGAGGTGACGTATGACTATTGTTAAGTTCGGAGAAAATACGATTAAATCTTTATGGAAACGTAACCCAGAGGAGGACGGATGGGAAGGATATAGCTATGTTTGTCCGAAATGTTCATTTGAAGTGCTTATGAACGAAGAAGTAGAACCTTGCTATAACTATTGTCCCATGTGCGGAAAGAAAATGTGGACTGATAGTGTCAAGGATAAGCAGAGAAAGAAGAAAAAGACAGAATACATGAGAGAGTATCAGTCTAACAGACGTAAGGCTATGAGAGGTGACGTATGAAGTGTAAAGATTGTATTCACTTCCCTGTTTGTTTCAAATCGGATAACGCTGATAGTGATTATGCAGATATGTGCAAACAGAAATTACTTCCTACACCGAAGGGTAAGTGGGAAATTGCATACGGAGATCATATACGAGCAGGATTAAGACCTATCATGTATGCCTGTGGCGTATGTGGAATAGTAGGTTCACAGACTAACTTTTGCCCTAACTGCGGTGCGGATATGAGAGGTGGAGCATGAGAGTAAAGGTAATACTCACTAGCGGAGCAGAGCATATTATTGACTGTGGTAACATGGTCAGAAATAACTATGACGGTACATTAGCATTTTATGGTAGTGACGGTCTTTTGATTGGATTAGTAGAGACTAGAGACTTGTCTGCATGGTTTGAAATACCCGTAGAAGATTGAGAGGTGACGTATGACTAATAAAGAGGCGATTGAGAATATCAAGTGGTATAGAGATAATTGTGACGGTGATTTCCCTTCAAGTATATTGCAAGCATTTGACCTTGCTATCAAGGCTTTGGAGTTTATTGATGATAATTACCCTAAAACATTTATTGATTACCTTAATGGCGAGTTGATATGAGAGGTGACGTATGAATAAGGCAATAGCGATAGGAATGACCGTTATCATCCTTCTTGCTGATCTATACGGCATCATATGGTCTTCCTGCGATGATGAAGTTAGGAAGACACTTCCGATAGCAATACAGGCTTACGCTTGCGGTATGACAGAGACAGAGTTCGAGTACCTTGCCCGTGTGGTACAGGCAGAGAGCAACGGTACTACCGATTGGTCAGACTTCGAAGACAAAGTTCTCATAGCTTGCGTGATACTGAATCGAAGAGACAGTAGTAGCTTTCCGAATACTATACAGGGTGTGTTAGATCAAAGTGGTCAGTTCGATACCACATATAACGGTTGGTGTAGTACATCCTACACGGATAGTAGCAAGTGGGCGGTTGTTATCGCTATGAGACGATTGGCAGAAGGGGAAGTTCCCGATAACCTATTGTACTTTAATTGTCAAGGTTACTTCTCTTGGGCAGAACCCTATTGTTATGAGGGTGGAAATTTTTTCTCGTTGGGGTGACAACATGAACTTTATAGACGTACTTAACAAGCACAGAGAAGAGAGAAAGAGACAGAGGGATGATATGCAGAGGGCAAAGGAGTGCAGAAACGCTATATTAACTAACGCTTGCCCGAAGCATTGTAATAACTGTGCATATTTTAGCAAGGGGGTGAAGAAGTGACGTACCGGGAGATCATCATTAAGGAACTTGAAAGGCAGCACATCAACGAACCGGCATTTTGCAAGATGTTAGGATTCTCTTCAAATAGTATGGTATGGCGGCCTTTGCATAAAGAGAAGGATATGAAGGTCGGACGCTTCCTTACATTCCTGGATGCACTAGGCTTTGAGGTGGTAGTTAGACCGAAGGGCAAGTTTAGAACTAAGTACAGACTGACAAAGGAGAACGACAATGTGTAATGAGAACGATAAGATCAATATGTCGGTGTGGACTGTAGATAGGATTAAGGCAGAGCAGGATAAGCATATGAGTTTCAAGGTTACGGGTGTTATCCCTACTGTTGACCCTAAGCAGGTTGAAAATAACTTAGATGCTTTAGATAGTGCTTTGGATGCGTACATAAGGAAGGTAACCGAAGATACCGATATGTATATCATCTGCGAGATCGCTAAGTTGTACATCGAGAGCCAAAGACCTGCGGAATGGGAATATACAGACGGTAGGTGGGGTTTAGGCGATTGGCGATGTTCTAAGTGCGGTGGTTACTCGAATAAAGATACACATTATTGCCCTAACTGCGGAAGGAGAATGAAGAATGGTACTTAAAGAATGTTCGTGTTATGAAACATGTATTACGAGGTATCGAGAATCCACTGAACGTCAGAGCGTACCCTTTACTTGTAACGGTTGTATCGGGTATCGTAATTATGAGTTGGGATTCACGCAGGGTGTAAAAGAGGCGGTCAAGAAGATAAATGGGTGTGAACCGATTCTTGTTAACAAAGAGCAGTATCATCGAGATTTGCTAAGTTGGTCTCGTAAGAAGTTGAAAGGAGAGTGACGAACAATGAATAAAGAAGTTGGATTCTATCACGGCGGTTTAGCTGATTCATACGAAAAACAAGCAAATGCACAAGGTTTCACCTTTGGCAATAAGGCTAAATGGGTTGAGAAAATTGGTTTTGGTCTAGTTTGTGCATATATACACGGATGTATCACTGAAAAGGAATATGACAGAATTTTGCATAGGTTTCAGACTAAGGTTCTTGTTAAGAATCTAAAGCCGTTAAATGCAGATATACGAGGTGAAGAGAATGAGCATGAGAATACTTGATTTACAGACAGGTGAGACGCACTTATTCGGTGACAACTGCCACGATAGCTTGAGAATATCCGAGGACGGACGTTCCCTTCACTACTACAACCTTCAATGCGGTGACGGTAGTATGTGCGGTGATTTCCGTTTCGTTATGGAAGATGATAAAGTACCTGCCGAGAGTGGTACGGCAGACGCTATTCATGTTGAATCCTATTTCAACATAGGCGGTTGGACTTGTGATAGGAATACAAGACTAGTTCCCGATAACAAAAGACCTGCTACCTATAAGTTTAAGTGCCTGTACTGCGGTGGAATATCCTACTACCATACCGCTAACGGCAAGATCAAAGGATGTGGCTATAACTTCTGCCCTTGGTGTGGAAGACAAAATGCAAAGGAGAATGACAAAAATATATAATGAAGAATTACGGAAAGAGAAGGAGAAGAATAATGGCTAACATTGGAGACAAATTTATTATTACTATCGGGGACAAGGCAGAGAATGAGCAGTCGGGCGAGACGCTTTACAGGATTAAGGGGTTCAAGTCCCTTGTGTTTGACGAGAACGGTATCGAGAAGCTAGAGAAGTACGAGGGGCATAATGTTAAAGCACCTACAATAGAGCCTAACCGAAAATTCATACGGATAATCACGAGATATTATTCTGACGATTTGATTTGCTACGAAGAGTATAAAGGAAAGCCTTACTTTTCAATTGAATATCAGGAAAATGGAGAAACATTCGTAGGATATGGGACTTATAATCCCGATGTTTTATCGAGATATTTGAGAGATTATTTTTTCAATGAGAGGTGAAGAGAATGGATAAAGTGACTTCCGTGAAGGTGACCAACAGTTTTGAACAGGACGCAAGGTATCTGACTATGATATTCATTACACTTAAGCTATGCGGTGTGATAGAATGGTCTTGGTGGTGGGTTATCTCACCCGTGTTCATCCTCATTGGATGTGCGTTCCTGTCGGGATTTATAGCATACTTCGGAAAGAAGGTAAGTAATGGACATAATTAAAGTTCTGAGGCAGATCGCTAAAGCTGCAAAGGATAATCCTTCGGTTGAAGTACTTAATGATTATTCCAACATGGTTAGAGAAGGCACTAAGACCGATGATTGGAAAATGTCTGTAACATACGGGATTAAGCTATGTGATCTTATCGAGAAGCGTATGGGTAAAGTCCGGGACATTGACGAGATGAAGAGCCTTTATGTCATCCATGAGAGAACCCTTTTATCAATAGCACCTTATAACTTCGATGCGTATTGTCAGTACATAGAATGGGATAGAGCACCTAAGTCTAAGTTCTATGCACCGAGAAGGAAACAGTTAAGACCCCTGGCAGAAGCTCTTGAAGCACTATACTACGGAGACTTAGAGCTACTTTGTATCTCGATGCCCCCAGGTACCGGAAAGTCAGGTCTTGCACTATTCTTTCTTACATGGTGGGGTGCACACGTTCCTGATAGGGGTATCCTTACGATATCCCACAATCATGTATTCGTTAAGGCCGCATACGAAGAGATAAAGAAGATAATAGGCAGAGAGAGCGAGTATAGGTTCTCAGATGTATTCCCTACAGTTTCCATTAAGAATACAGACGCTATGGGACTTACGATAGCACTTGACCGTTCTGCCCGTTTCCCGACTTATCAGTTCGGCTCATTAGGTTCCGGATTAGCAGGTCGTGTTCGTGCTGAGAGTTTACTCTTCTGCGATGACCTTATCCCTTCAATCGAGGTGGCTTTGTCGGAAGATCAGTTACAGAAAGTTTGGAATCAGTATACCTCGGACGCTCTTCAAAGAATGATAGGCGAGTGCAAGCAGTTAATGATTGCTACCAGGTGGTCAGTGCGTGACCCTATAGGAAGGCTCAAACTTAAGAATGAGGATAACCCTAAAGCAAAGTTTATCGAGGTATCCGCTTATGACGAGAACGGCAAGAGTGCTTTTAACTATCCCTACGGATTAGGATATAGCACTCAGAGGCTTAATCAGTTGAGAGAGGATATAGATGAAGCGTCTTTTGCAGCACTATACGAAAATATGCCGATTGAGCGTGAAGGTCAATTGTATAGTGCGGAAGAGCTGAGAAGATACTTTGAACTTCCCGAAGGCAGACCCGATGCTATAGTCTCTATCTGCGATACTAAGTCTAAGGGTGATGACTATGCGTTTATGCCTATAGCCTATATCTACGGCAATGACGTTTATATCGAGGATTGTATCTGTAATGACGGTAAACCCGAAGTGGTAGATGAAATTATGGCTCAGTTGCTATTGAAGCATAACGTGCAGATGTGCGAGTTTGAGAGTAACGGTGCAGGTTGGTCTATAGCTGAGAGAGTAAGAGATACCATTGTAGGTAATAACGGTATTACAAAGATAACTACAAGATATACTACCGCTAACAAAGAGACTAAGATCATCGCTAACAGTCCGTATGTTAAAGACCGGTTCTTGTTTAAGGATAAGTCAGTTATAGGCAATAACCGAGAATATAAGCGTATGATGCAGTTCCTTACCTCATATACCATGAAGGGTAAAAATAAACACGATGACGTTCCTGACGGTATGGCTATCCTGGCACTTTTCATACAATCTTATTTCTTTAAGAACGTAGAGGTATTTACAAGACCGTTTTAAAACGATACAATAGAGGTGTTCAGTTAATCTTCCAAGTCTAATGAACAGTATATCCCCTAGGTTGTTACCCGACTTCCTAGGGGTTTTACTATGCTTTACAACCACAATATGTTGTGTTATTTTTAGAATATATAGGTATATTTTCCCTTTGAAGGGTTTCTACGCATATGATGCGGATAAAATAGGGGTCTAGGGAGAATATGTCTGCAACTTCATCCAAAACAGAGCAAACAGTAACACCACTTGTCAGTCATATGTTGTTCGGAAGACGTAAGATATACACTTCCGTTTCCGCTATTGCTGCTGACAATGTAGTTGATATTGTCACAAAAGCATATAATGTTCATCTCGAAAACCGTAGAGAGATTCAGTATCTTTACGAATACTACAAGGGCAAACAGCCTATTCTTGATAGGATAAAAGAGATCAGACCTGAGATTTGCAATAATATCGTTGTCAATAGAGCAAATGAGATTGTTGCCTTTAAGGTAGGATATCAGTGCGGAATACCTATGCAGTATACCGCTGCAAAGGCTGTAGACGGATTACCTTCAAAGATTGAAGACCTTAATAACCTTATGGCTTATGAGAGTAAGGCTCTTAAGGATAAAGAGCTTGTAGAGTGGCAGATGATTTGCGGTACCGGATATAGGATTGTGCTTCCCGATGACGCTAATTCCGGAGAAGAAGACGAAGCACCCTTCTCAATCTCTACGCTCAGACCTACAGATACTTTCGTTATTTACTCAGATAAGATAGGTGAAAAGCCTATGGCCGCAATCACTTATTGGGTAGATGATGAATATACAGGCGAACTTGAAGGCAACGGATTGCAGGGTTATATCTTCGCAGTATATACAGAAGATAGTTACTATGAGCTTAAGGGTAATCAGGTAACGCTTTTCGACAATAACAGTCCTTCTAAGCCTAATACCCTTAAGATGATACCTATTATCGAATACCCTGCTAACAATGCCCGTCTTGGTGCTTTCGAGATCGTTATTGATCTTCTCGATGCTCTTTCTAAGATTGAGAGTAACAGACTTGACGGATTGGAGAGCTTTGTTCAGGCGTTCATTAAGTTCGTTAACTGCGATATTGATATGAAAGAATACGAAGAGTTCCTGGCAATGGGAGCTATCAAGGTATCTTCCAGGGAAGGCAAGAACGCAGATGTTGATCTTGTATCTAAGGAACTTTCACAGACACAGGCACAGGTCGAGGTAGATGACCTTTACGATACTATCCTTACTATTTGTGGTATGCCTAACCGTAACGGTGGTTCTTCTACAAGTGATACGGGAGCTGCAGTTCAGCTCCGTGACGGTTGGTCTTCTGCCGAGGCACGAGCTAAAGAGAGCGAATTGATGTTCGAAGCATCTGAGAGAGAACTTCTTAAGATAGTCCTTAAGATACTCAGAGACAAGAGCGTAGTTAACCTTAAGGTATCCGACATACAAATGGTATTCCCTAGAAGGAACTATGAGAACGTACAGGGTAAGGTACAGGCTCTTACGGGTCTTCTTGCATCTAAGTATGTTCATATCAAGGATGCTTATGCTGCGAGTGGTCTTTTCACAGACCCGGAGACTGCTTCCGAGAACGGCATGAAGTGGTACGAAGAGCAGGTTAAGCAGTACGACATTAATGATGTTGGTGACGAAGACAAGAACGCAAGCAAAGATAATAACGTAAACGAGGATAATGATGTATCAGGAAGCGGACAGACAACTGAATAACATCAAAGACTTCCTTAAGAGGGAAGGATTGCATCTTGACAATACAGGCTTTGACGAGATTAGGTCTATATCCACTAAGACGGTGACTACTAGACTTATGAATCGTTTAAAGAAGAAGAATAAGAAGTCCTTTTGGATAGTATGCTTACAGGCTTACAAGGATGCCTTAGAGGAAGCTCATAAGGCAGGATTCAAGGGTAAAGGCGATGATCTACAGGAAGCATGGATGTTAGGACTACTTGATAGTTACAACTATGTTACGGGTTATCTCTACAACCCCGAAGCAGAGCGTAAGAGGTTAAGGCTTTCTGAGGCTATCAATACTGCAATGTCATTCAATGACAGGCAACTTTACAGTAAGGAAGTAAAGAGGTTCTTTAGTCTTTGGTGGACACAGACTAAGCAGTACATGATAGATGTGGTAGATAAGACCGAGACTAAGGCGTGGGAAGATGTAGGCGTAGAGTATGCTATGTGGGTAACTGCCGAAGACGAGAAGGTATGTGAAGAGTGCGGAAGTATGCACGGTAGGGTCTTCAAACTTGAAGACTTTCCGGAGAAGCCTCATTACAACTGCCGTTGTAGGAAAGTACCTATGCCGAAGGACTACAAACCTTAATATCAACAACGTAAGTTGTTTGTATCGTCAGGGAAGACGTTAATCGCACTATAACGAAGTCAGGGAAGACTATAATCGCAGAAAGAGGTAAGCAATGAACCTGAAAGACTTGTTAGGCGATGCCTACAAAGAGGAAATGACCGCAGAGGAAATCGCAGAAGCACTTAAGAGTGTGGAGATGCCGAAGGATAACACGGCAGAGCTTGAAAAGCTCAGAGCAAGTGTATCTAAAGCTAATTCTGAGGCCGCACAGTACAAGAAGGAGCTTAACGCAAAGTTGAGCGATGACGAACGCAAGGCAAAGGAAGATGCCGAGAAGTGGGAAAAGGTGCTTAAGGAGAGAGATGAACTTCTCAAGGAGAAGAACATTTCCGCTCATAAGGCAAAGTTCCTGGAGAACGGCTATACACCCGAACTTGCTACGCAGTCCGCAGAAGCACTTGTGAACGGTGACTTCGATACTGTATTCAAACTTCTTGGCGAGTATCGTGCAAACATAGAAAAACAGTTCAAAGCTGAGAATGTTGATAAGATGCCTAAGCCTACAGGCGGTGGACAGAAGGATACAACTGTTACTAAGGAACAGTTCAAGAATATGTCCTATGCTGAAATGGCGAAGCTCTATCAGGAAAACCCGGAACTTTATAAACAATTAACAGAGTAAAGGAGAACAACACATGGCACAGACACAGACAAGCGATTTGTTCATCCCCCAGGTGGTAGGACAGAAGATCGCAACAGATTACGGTAGATTCATTACTGTATCTAACTTCGCAACAGTTGACACTACACTTGTTGCAAGACCCGGAGACACAATCACTCGTAACCAGTTCCAGTTCGTAGGAGCAGCGAATGTGCTTGCGGAAGGAGCACCGGATACACCTGTTAAGCTCGAAAGCGCACCTATCACTAAGAAGGTAGTGAAGGTTTCTAAGCAGGTCGAGATGACAGACGAGGCTATCCTTGCAGGTGGTGACAACCCCTACGGTGAGGCAGTTGAGCAGATTGCTATGGCTATCGCTATCAAGGATGACGCTGACGCTATCGCAGAGCTTATGACAACAACTCAGACTGCAACAGGCACTACACTTGCAAAGGCTATCGTAGCAGGTATGAAGGTGTTTGGTGAGAGAGGAATGAAGATTCCTGCTATCGCTTTCGTTAACACAGCAGACTACTACGATATGGTAGCTGATTACGCTAATTGGATTCCTGCTTCTGAGATCGCTGCAGAGCTTGTTCAGCTTGGCGTAGTTGGTAAGTACATGGGTGCTAACATCGTTCCTACAGACACAGTTGAGGCTAACGCACCTGTTATGATGCTCAAGGGTGCTCTTTCTAAGGAAATGAAGAGATCATTCCTTGCTGAGAATGACCGTATCCTCAACAACGGTACTACGAGCTATGCGGAGCTTATTGCCGGCTCAGAGCACCGTGTATATTGGCTTAACAACGTTGCAAACGCTGTTAAGGTGACGGTGGGAAATTAACAGAGGTTAGCGTAGCACCCTATACACTAACCGATGATGTTTTTGGGGTAGCAGTTTCCGATATTCAGGGCGATGACATTGAGCAGTCCGGCAGAGATATTCTTGGTACATCTAAGTATCTTTCCGGTGACAATGCTATTACTCAGGTATGGGGAGAAGGTAACTTTATCGTAGTTACATTTACACCTTCTGCTAACGCAGTTAAGACAGAGGTAGGCATTAAGAACCTTGAGCAGCTTGACCCTTCTGATAATTCTGCACTTATCAAGGTAGAAGATCAGTACGGTTATAAGCTCAGAGTAGTTCAGACCGATGCACAGGGTCGCAAGATGACAAGCTACTTCAACCTTGACAAGTTGGTTCTCGAAGAGAAAGAGTGAGGTGAACTATGATCGTTGTTACAAAGGATAAGGCTGAGAAGTTCGAAGTTAAGGCGAAGGCTTCAAAGTCTAAGAAGGACGAGAAGTCCGAGAAGTGATATAAGGAGATACGGATAACATGACAGACGGAGAAAAGATTGCTTATATAAGAAGCGTAGGGAACTTTGGTTCTGAGACTACGGATGAAGTGTTATCCGCTTTTCTTCTTAAAGCAAAGGATATCGTGTTAGCAACTGCATATCCTTACGGCTATGATGAAGAGACTGAATTTCCTAGTAAGTATGATATCGTGCAATGTGACATTGCTATATATCATCTTAACAAGAGAGGTGCAGAAGGTGAGACAAGGCATACTGAGAACGGTATAGACCGCACATATGCTAATGCCGATACCCCTTCTGACCTACTTGCTAGGATAGTCCCTCATTGTAGTTCGATTAAGGAGTGAAGCAATGAGAACGCTAGTTAGGAATAAACAGACTATATACTATGCTTTATACTCTTCGTCTACTGATACGGTAGATGAATACGGGGATTACACGGGAGAGCCTACGGCTTCCTATAGTGACCCTGTAGAGCTTAAAGCAAACGTATCTGCTTCCAGAGGTAACGCAGAGGGTGAGCTTTTCGGTATTGATCTTGATTATTCAAGGACTATCTGCATTGAAGGCACTGATTGCCCTATCAAGGAAGATAGCATACTTTGGATAGGCAGGACTACCAAAGAACCGCACAACTACATTGTCAAGGCAGTTGCTATATCGTTAAATAACACAGTCTATGCCGTAAAGGAAGTTAACGTATCGTGAGTAGACCTACAGTTGACATTGACATATTTGACCCGTCTTCGATAGATGCTGCTATTGAACAGTTGGAAGTCTTGCAAGAGAAGTTAGACCGTTTAAATGCACATTTAGAGAGATTGGCTCAGTTAGGTGTCAAGGTTGCAGAGGATGCTTTCGCAATGGTTGCATTAGATACGTCTAATGACCCGGTAACCGTAACGTATAGAATGGAGAAGGAAGGCTTCACTATCTATGCGAGGGGTAGACAAGTAGCGTACATGGAGTTCGGTGCAGGTGTTTACTATAACGGTGAAGAACCGTATGAAGGTGAAAGACCTGCCGGAATTGACCCTATCGGTGGTCACGATACCATAACAGGTAGTAGTGTATCACTTGGTATATTCGATACTTGGGCATACAAAGACGGTAATAGGACTGTTGTTACGCACGGTACACCTGCTTGTCAAGGTATGTACTTGGCACAAGAGGCAATGGCACGAGAAGCAAAGCAGATCATTAAGGAGATATTCAGGTGATAGACGTTTCTAACATCGTACTTAGAGAAGTAAGAACGGCAGTTACGGCAGTATATTCTGACTGCGAGTGCTTATCTTATAACCCCGATACGATATCTAAGTATCCTTGCGTTACTGTATCTGAAATGGATAACTACACTTATGAAGAAAGTCTTGATGATACTAACGCAGAGCATCATGCGGTTGTTACTTTTGAGGTCAATGCTTACAGTAACAATTCCCAGGGTTCTAAGGCAGAGGCAAAGAAAATCTTCAACTTGGCAGACAATGCTATGTTGGGGATTAAATTCACAAGACTTCTGAAAACCGAAGCACCTAACAAAGACCGTAGCGTGTATAGGATATACGCTAGGTATAGAGGTATTGTAAGCGAAGGATATACCGCTAACGGTGATACGGTTCATCAGATATACAGGAGATAAGACTATGAAGTGTCCTTATTGTAAGGCAGAAGCAAAAACTAATATATGTCCTAACTGCAAGGCATACATCCCTATTCCTACACAGGAAGAAGATGTTGTTGAGAAGAAGGTCATAAAAAGATTTAAAAAGGAGAGAAAGTAATTATGGCACACGAACTTTCTACTATTGGTGTTCAGTTGTGGTACTGCATCGGTGACGCTAATGTACGCCCCACAGCAGGTTACACACAGCTTGTCGGTCTTAAGTCTGCACCCTCAACAGGTGATGCACCTAACACATTGCAGGTAACAGACCTCGATGACGATTACCACAGATATGTACTTGGCGTACAGGATGTTGGTGGTGCGAGAGCATACACATTCAACGATTCTGTTGATACACGTTCTGCATGGAACGCTATGTATACTGCTTATCAGGCAGCAGCAGCACAGGGCAAGGTTGTTTGGTTCGAAGAGAAGTTCCCCCAGGGACAGGGCGCAATGGATAGCTTCTACTTCGCAGGTATGCCCTCTAAGTGGACTGTAAACGAGAGAGGCGTTGATGCAGTTATCGAGGCTACAGGCTACGTTACACCTAACCAGGTTATCGGTTTCGCAGCACCTTCCACAGCAGGTGTTGACTACACAGTAACCAATGTACTTACAAAGTGTTCTACATCTAATCCCGTAGCAAGAGCAAGCGGTTCTTACTTCGCAGTTCTTACGGCAGATGACGGTTACACACTTTCTTCTGTTGAGGTTACAATGGGAGCTACAGATATTACAGCCACAGCTTATAATTCTGCTAACGGCTCAATCTACATTGCTTCCGTAACAGGTAACATTACGATTGAAGCAACAGCTACCACATGATGTGATATAATGATCTTAGGACTTCCCCCTGCTCCGGTAGGGGGAAGAACCTAATATAATACTCAAAGAGAGGTTTTTATCTATGTCTGAAAAGATTACAAAGATCAACGAGAGCGACAAGAGCATTAAAGAGGATATCAAGCCTATCACTATCAAGCTCGAAAACGGTGACGCTTACACCTTGGAGTTTGACCGAGAGACTGTCAAGTGGGCAGAGCAGAGAGGCTTTAGAGGCAATCCTGCTAACGGATATGCACAGCTTACTGATATGCCTATCACATTCATGGAAGATATTTTCTACTATTCCTTCCATATGCACCATAAGACCGTAACAAAGAAGTTCACAGATGATCTTCTCTACAACGTGCTTAAGGGTATGCCCGAAGGAATGTTGGAAAGATTAATGTCTCTTCATGCACTTACATACGAGACACTTATGAGCAATGATGATGAAGGAAAAAACGTGGGAGTGGTAGTGGAGATGTAATTGAAGATCAGTCTACTGATCTACTACCTTTCAGTTTTGGAGATACATTCGATAAGACGTTCCCTTACTATCTTTCGATAGGAATGTCTTATCACGAGTTTTGGCAATGTAGTCCGGCTCTTACGAGAGCCTACTACAAAGCTGAACAACTAAAGACGCAAAAACAAAGCGAGTTACAATGGTTGCAAGGTAGATATTTCTACGATGCGTTATCAGCGGCCTTATCCAACTTTTCCGCAGGTCTTGCAGGTAAAACGGGCAAAGCTCAATACCTGAAAGAACCTTTCAGGCTTACACCTAAGTCTAAAGAAGAGATTGAAGCGGAGAACAAACGCAAACTTGAAGCGTATATCGAAGAGCTTAAGATGTATAAGCTGCAGTTCGATGCTAATAAGAAGGAGAGGCATTAATGGCAAACGTAGAAGTAACCGGATTAAAGATGAGTGTATCTGCATCTAACATCGCAGATACAAAACGTCAACTCGAAACAATAAAAACCGCACTGACAAAATTAAAAGTTCCCGATAGCAAGGTTACGGCAATAACTAACCTTGCTGTTGGTGTGTCAAAATTCGCTACTGCTGTTAATAAGATAGATACAAGTAAGATAGATGCTTTAGGAACGTCTCTTAAGGGATTGGCAACAGTAGAGATAAAGAAGGCTTCTATCACAAGAGTTAATGAGTTAGGTGAAGCGTTTAAGAACTTAGACCTTAAATCCTTTAACAACATTGATACTGCGAAGATAACTGCTTTCTTTGAGAGCATTAAGGGATTAGATCAAGTAAATATCAAGAAGGTTACTATTAACCGTATCAATGAGCTTGGAGAGGCGTTTAAGAATGTAGACGCTACCGCCCTGGGAGAACAGGCAGAAAAGCTCAATAGTTCCCTTGCACCCCTTGCAGATACAATGAGTAAGATATCCACTTCCGCAAAGGAATTGGGTATTAATGCTAACTTCGGAAAATCTGTAGCAAAGGCCGCAGAGATGTACGATAAGTTTGAGAAAGCTGCATCTACAAAGGGACAGAAGAAGCAGGAACCGGAACCCGAAAGCAAGACGGGCATCGAGAAGTTCAAAGAAGATGTAAAGGCCGCAGCACAGCAGTTTGATGATATCTTCGATAGCACGGCTATCGGTAAGGCTTATAACGCCTTGACTAACTTTAGACAAGCGGTATCTATGGTCAGAGAAGAGTTCTCGAAGACTAAGGCAGGACAGATGTTCGCAGAGATAAGGACAAAGGCTGAGAAAGCGTTCCAGGCTATCAAGGCAGGTGCTCAGAAGGCGGTTGCAGCATTGAAGAAGGTTTTTTCTGCTGTTGGAACGGTAGCGAAAGTTATTTCCAGGATAAGCTTTCTTAATCCGTTTAAGGGACTTGCTAATTCTGTAAGCAGGTTAGTAAGCAAGTTGAAGAATTTAAGTTCTTCACTGTTGCGTATTGCTATGTATCGTGCACTCAGAACAGCTATTAAGGAGATCACACAGGCTGTTAAGGAAGGTCTTACTAACCTGTACTATTGGTCACAGGCAACAGGCGGTGACTTTGCACCTGCTATGGACAGACTTGCAACGTCTGCATTGTACTTGAAGAACAGCTTTGGTGCTATGGTATCTCCTGTAATCACATACTTTACACCTGCTATCGAACAGGCTACGGATGCACTCGTAGAGATGCTTAATGTAGTCAATCAGTTGCTTGCAAGGCTTACAGGTCGTGCTACATGGACAAGGGCATTAAGATACCCTACACAGTTCGCTGAGAGTGCTGCAGGTGCTACTAAGAAGGTCAAGGACAACATTCAGGACTTTGATGAACTTCATATCCTTCGTACTGATAACGGTGGTGGTGGCGGTTCTTCCTTGGACTATAACAATATGTTCGAGGAAACAGCGTTCTCCGAAGGTCTTACTGAATGGGTAGAGAATTTCAAAGATGCTCTTAGGGCAGGACATTTCTACGAGGCAGGAAGTATTCTTGCAAACGAGATCAATACGCTTATTAACCGTATTCCTTGGGCAAGACTTGGTGATACCCTTGCCGATAAGATTAATGATATGTTTCAGTTCGCATGGGGTGTACTGCATAACATAGACTTCGTTAATATCGGTACGTCTATTGCTACATTCCTTAACCATGCGATAGAGGGAATTGATGCACATACTATTGGACAGGTATTTGCTCGTAAGTGGACAGCGATTATCGACTTCCTTTACGGCTTTGTTACTACGTTTAATTTCCCGAACCTTGGTTGGAGAATAAGCGAGTTTGTAGAGGGTTGGTTCGATGAACTTGACGGTGCGAGACTTGGCACTACAATTTCCGAGGCTATCAAGGGTGTTCTTGATGCGGCTATTGCGTTCATGTCTAATGACGATATGTTTGACGCTTTCGTAGAGGATGTAGCAGGTATTATCAATAACATTGATTGGTACGGTATCTTTTGTAGAGTTCTTACTATCGGTACGCAGATTATGAACGCTATCTCCGAAACGATAGACAGAGTAATAAGCGGTGGTGGAAGTAGAAATACTAACAATAGACGTACTGTTAACGGTGTAAATCTTGATACGCTTTACGCTTCTGCGCCTGCGGAGATTGCGCAGAGAGTACAGAATGAGAATAGTTATGCAGTAAGCAGAGGATTCAGAGGCACTTCCTTCGGTGATAGGTTCGCACAGAATATGGCGGACAGCGTTAACAGTGCAGATACAACGGCTCTTAAAGACGCTTTTGTTAGGATGTTGAAGACGGTTCTTAGGGCAGTATGGGAAATTATTAAACCTATTGCAAGAGAAGGGTCTACTGAACTTGTAGCACAGATTGTAGATGCTATACAAGGGTGGCACTATGACCGTGACGGTAACATTGTTACTAATCCCGTTGCACAGTTGCCTCGCATGGCACTTACGGCTAATACGGGTTCAAACTTTTGGACGCAGACTTTGCCTAATGCGGTATTTGGAAGAGGCACTACACCGCAACCGAATAGAGACCCTAATAGTAGACGTAGCAGAACAAATACTGCTATCTCCGCAACAGGTGCAGGGTTAACCGCATACGGTGCATGGATTGATTTGTTTTCAAATAATATTTTTGGCAAAAATGCCGCACGAACAGATAAGACCCTTGCTTCTGTTGACAGAACTATGAAGACGCTTAATGTTGATACAGGTAAGTTTGGTGCTACGATAACAACGGTAAATAGCAACGTTAAAACTTTCTCTACTGATTCTGTAAGCGGTGTCAATGCAGTTGAGAACGCTTTTGATAACTTCGGAAGTAAGATCAATAACGAAGTAGTCAACAAGGTCATTACATCTAAGAACGCTATTACATCTTCCTTTAGTTCCATGAAGGATGAAGCTACTAACAGCCTTGTTACACTTGGTAATAACGTCTACACATCAATGGAGCAGACAGCTAACATCGTGACAGCACCCTTGCGAGGCATTAAGGATAACATCGTGTCTACATTCCATGAGGCAGGTGAAGAGAGCGCAAGGTCTATCTCTGATCTTAGCAACAGAATGTCAACTTCCCTTGGTGCTTTGGTAGAATCTTCAAGAGGACAGCTTGACGGATATACTAGCAAGTGGAATGAACTTCACGGTGCTACGAGAGGTGTAAGCAACTCTGTTATTGACGGTGCAGAGAGAATGGCAAACGCTACGATTGATGCGTTCAATTCATTGCTCGATGCTACTGGAAACATTGACATTGACGTACCTGGATATAGGTTTAGGGCACACAATCTTGCACGTCTTGTGCACATCTCTATCCCCCACCTTGCAACGGGTGGTATCGTAGGTTCTCCTACTACTGCTCTTATCGGTGAGGCAGGTAAAGAGGCAGTCCTTCCCTTGGAGAATAATACCGAGTGGATGAACACGCTTGCTGAACATATCAATAGTGGCAACGGAGACGAAGTGGCACTTCTTAGAGAGCAGAATGATTTGTTGAGACAAATTGCTTCAAAGAATGTTACAATCAGTTCAAGGGATGTATTCAATGCCGTTCGTGACGAGAACAGCGATTACATAACAAGAACAGGTAAGAACGCACTTGCGTTCTAAGGAGAGGTGAGATATGGCTTTTGACGGTTACTTGATAAAAGTTGGTACATACGAGATACCGATGAAGTATATCGGCTTAGAGAACTACAAGGTCACACCTAATATGAGGCAGGACTTAGACCCGTTCAGAGACAATAACGGGGTTCTTACTAGGAATGTCGTTGTTAATATGCCTAGTAAGATCGAGTTCTCAACCCCGTATCTCTTCCGTAGGGATATGCAGGACTTAATGAGTAACATCCGTGGTCAGTTCACGAACGCTACCGAGAAGAAAGCATCGGTAACGTTCTTCTGCGAGGATATAGACGATTACAAGACCGAGAGTATGTATATCCCTGATGTACCATTCGAGATGTATAGACGTGACCCGGATAACTTCGACTTGTCGCTCTATAAGCCTACAACGATTAAATTCATAGGATATTGATATATGCCTACTTGGGAAGAGATATTTAGTTCAAGAGACGAGTACAATATGCAGCTGCTCATTGAGGTGAGCGGTGGTACTTACTTGACCAACACTGAGATAGCGCAGGAGAGTTTCAGTCTTACCGAGATGCTATCAGATACGACAGACCTTAAGTTCGGTGGATGTAATGCTTCACAGTTCCGCATTAGGATTAGATCATCCGTGCAGAATATGACGGGCAAGACTATCGTAGTTAAGCAGTTCGCTTATACAGATGCCGATATAAGGATAGTCATTAATAACGGTACACCTGTTGCATACAATACGAGAACCGAGGAAACATCCGCTCTTGGCGATGATTACTTCCTTTACGGAACTTATAAGGTAAGAACGGATAAACCCACACCTGATAAAGCCTATCGAGATATATCGGCTTTTGATTCTATGGAAAGAATCATTAGCGAAGATATTGGTGAGTGGTATACGAACTTCTTCGATACCTACGACAAGGTAACATTGAAGTTCTTCCGTGAGGCTATTCTCAATTACTTCGGTATCACTTATGAGGCTTTCACAGGCGTTAATGATACGGTTGCTGTTAGTAAGACTATTACGACAGCGGCCATTTCTGCTAAAACTATCTTAAGTGCTATCTGCGAACTTAACGGTTGCTTCGGTATAATCACACGAGACAACAAGTTTAAGTGTAAGGTTCTTGATACTACAACAGTAGTTAAGAGGTATGACAGGTATAAGCAAGGTCAGGTCAATTACCAGGATGCACTGTCTAATGTCATTACACAGGTGCAGATAGTCAATGATCTTAGTAAGGCAAACGCTACGATAGGCGTTGCCGGAAATCCTTATACGATTAATGACAATATTCTTCTTCTTGGTAAGGATAGTACAGAGTTAGAGGCGATAGCGACTAGACTTCTTCCGGTTGTTAGTGCTTGTGCGTATAGACCGTTTACGTGTTCTACATACGGTGACCCTTGTATTGAACTTGGTGACTTCATTCAGATACCTACGATTGACGCAACCATAGAATCATTCGTTCTGTATCGTGAATTGACAGGTACACAGGCTCTTGGAGACAAGTTAGAGGCAAAGGGTGAGGAATACAATGCAAGCGGTGCGACAGGTTCTTCTGCCGTAATCTCACAGCTTTATAGTTCAATGTCGCAGGTTAAGGATGAATCTTCCTTAAGCTACTATCTCTTCCGTTCCGCAACGGAGCTAACTGTTGAAGACGGTGAAGACCCTGTAAGAATTGCAAGGATAAGATACGCTAACACGGGTAATACTACTGTCGATATTTGGCATGAGTTCAAAATGAACGTAGACTTCACGGAAGGTTCGGACAGATGTAAGGTCTATGCGTATTTCTACTATGACGATAACTTGATTGAATACTATCCCGTAGAAACATACGCTATTGATGATCTACACACGTTCAAGTCTAACTATGCGTTCTTCGAGAATCAGAGTGGCTACCATACATGGGAAGTATTCTTGGCTACCGAGGGTGGAGATGCTACAATTGACATAGGTGATGCAGGTATCACGCTTCACGGTCAAGGTCTTCTTACGAAAGGTGATTGGGACGGTCTTATCGAGGCAAGTGATATTATCGAAGTTACATTCGGTGGTGCATTTAACGTTACAGGTATCGAGGAAGACGTTTCCTTCAACTATCGTGATGTTGAGGCTATTGATGCAAGTGATGCTATTACCGCTACATTCGGTGGTGCGTTCGTTATCAGTGGTATCACAGAGGATATTGGCATCATCATGCAGAAGGATATTTACAGTCTTATCTCCGAGAATGGTACATACCGTATCGTTTCCGAGGACGGACAATATAGCGTAGAAAGTGAGGAATAACACATGGCGGCAAGTGAAGAAAGATCAATAAGTGAGTTTCCTAGTGCGGTAGCTATCTTGGCTACTACACTGTTGTTCGTATCTACCGTTAATGGTGATACGTATGACAGTGAAAAGACCACAGCCGCAGACTTAGCGACTGCTATTCTTGGTGACTTCGAGTACACTACGGACTTAGATACAAGCATTAAGACTATCTTTGGTGCTATTAACAGTATCATGGTGCTTAGTGGTACGACAGTTCCTAGTAGTGCTAGTGGTGAGAACGGACAGTTGTATGTTAAGTACAGTTCTAGCGGTGGTACAGATACGGTAGACGGTCTGTACTGGAAGATCAATGACGATTGGGTAGAAATATCCACAGGCGGTGGTGGTGGTGCTAGTGTTACCCTTGGTACAACCGTACCTAGTGACGCAAGCGGAAGTGACGGTGACCTGTACGTTCAGTATGACGGCACAAGCTATGCTGTTATTGAGTATTACGTTAAGATCAACGATTCTTGGCGTAAAACACCTTATAGCCGTGTCGTAGCACTCACACAGGCACAGTACGACTTGATAACCCCGGATAACGATACCTTGTACATAATTACTGATGAACAAGGTAGTTACGTTAAATTGCCTATTATCACGGATGCATGGGATAGTTCAATATCTTATACAGTTGGAATGTATTGTATTCACAACGATACCTTATGGAAGTGCACGACAGCGAATACCAATCAAGAACCCGTTAGCGGCTCGACATATTGGGACGATACAAGTGTTGCCGATGAGATAGGACGTATTGACACGGCATTGTCGGGAAAACAGGATAAATCATGGACTTCTATAACTATCCCCACACCCACTATTGACCCTAATAATCCAAACAAAAGAATATATACTTTTTCTGATTTAAGTGCTACGAATGAATATTGTGTTCAAATTCGAATTAGTAATTATGGCGTGTTCGATATTCGTATTACAAGAGTCGGACAGTATTTCTTATATGCTGATGACGGTTTTAAGTGGAGTGCAAAAGTTAATATATTCGCTAGTACAAACACGATTGAAGTAATAACTAATAGTAATTCATATCAGCCTACAAGCTATCCTATTGTATTGGATAGTTTGTTTACACGATAATCCAATAACGATAGATACAGATAAAATACCGATTTGTTAACCGAGAAAGGAGCGAACAATGTGTAATTCAAAATGGAAAAGAATTAAAGTTAAATTGCATATTGTAAACTTTCGGAAACATATTAGTCATTTTGATTTTGACTAACGAGAAAGGAGCGAACATGGCAAAACTGATTTATAACGGACAAGAGATTGCCGATGTGACGTACACAAGCGGTGGCGGTGGTGGTTTACAGGACGTTCTTACGGA